GTGGTTTTGCGCCCGACCGCAATTTTATTCTAGTCACAGAAATGTCACATGTCATTGCCTTGAGATGAGAGAACCAAAAAAGTCAAACCGTGTTAATCAAAGACAACTCGCCCAACTCACCGGACTCGACCCGTCAGTTATCAGCAGAAAAACGAGTTCGGGTGAACTTTATCGACATAGTGACGGCAAGTATGACGTTGCTGCTGCTTTTCATTCCCTTCGTATTCCTTTGCCTGATGACCTTGGCTCTCTTTCTCTTGATGATCGTTCTCAGAATTCCTCTGGCGATTATGTCAACTTTGAGGAATGGCGAGCCAAGAAGGAAAAGGAAATGGCGCTAATCAAGGCGATGGAGAGAGAAGAACTAGAAGGGCTATTGGTCAGAAAAGCGGATATTGTCAAAGAAGTTCAAACCGCTTTAGGGAATGTCAAGGCTCGCTTGTTGTCCATGCCATCAAAGCTTGGCCCAGTGGTGGCCCATGAATCAAAACCAGCCGTAACCAAAAATCTGATTGAAGATGCCGTCATTGAAGCGCTCACAGAACTCTCAGGACTTTTCGGAAATCCTGAACCAATGCTTCCAAGTTCTGAAACCTCCACCAAAACTAAACGTGGCGGAATGGGCAGAGGCGGAAAGAAGGCTCAGTCCAGAAGCGTCAGCCGAGCCAGGTCAATGGCAAAATAACAGAACGCCCTATTTGATTGGGATTATGGAAGCTGTCTCAGATCCAGCAGTGTCGGAAGTGGTAGCCATGTGTGGAAGCCAGCTTGGCAAAACCGAGGTTTGTCTAAACATTTGCGGCTACCACATGGCGCACGATCCCAGCCCAATTCTTGTGGTTCAACCAACTTTGGAAATGGCGCAGGCTTGGAGCAAGGACAGGCTTGCGCCAATGCTCAGAGACACCCCAACTTTGCAAGGAAAAGTCGCAGACCCAAGAAGCCGAGATTCTGGAAACACCACTTTGCACAAGACTTTCCCAGGCGGACACTTAACCGTCTGTGGCGCGAATTCGCCAAGCTCACTAGCTTCTCGCCCAATCCGAATCGTGCTTTGCGATGAGGTGGACAGATACCCCATTTCAGCAGGTTCAGAAGGTGATCCGGTAGCGCTGGCTCGCAGAAGAAGTGCAACTTTCTGGAATAGAAAAATCCTTCAGGTCTCCAGCCCAACGATTAAAGACCAATCCAGAATTGAAGCCGCTTACAAGCGAAGTGACAGAAGACAGTTCTGGATTCCATGCCATGCTTGCGGAGAGTTTCAGACCTTAGCCTTTCGGCAAATTCGATGGCCTGAGAATGAGCCAGAGAATGCCAGCTACTTTTGCGAACACTGCGACGAACCTTGGACAGATGCCCATAGAATCAAATCTCTCAGGTTTGGCGAGTGGCGAGCCGAAAGGGATTTCAAGGGAATCGCAGGTTTTCACCTCTCTGGTTTGTACTCGCCTTGGCAGACGATAGCAGAAGCAGCTCAAGAGTTTGTAATCGCCAAACAATCCGCGCATACCTTGCAAGGATTCGTAAATACCTACTTAGCTGAATCTTGGGACATGACGAATTCACAAGAGGAAATCCCTTATGAATATCTGTTCGCCAGAAGGGAATCCAACTGGAGTGACGGAGAAAAAACCGCACCAAATGGGATTGGAATCATTACCGCAGGAGTAGACGTTCAGGATGATCGTTTATGCTACGAAATCGTAGGTTGGGGCAAAGGTGGCGCGAGTCCAGAAAACTGGTCACTCGAATACGGCACAATTTACGGTGATCCAAGCAGCCGCGAACTCTGGGAAAGGCTAGATTCTGTCTTGGTTCAAGGCTATACTTTGGAAAACGGCAAAGAGTTGGCGATTTCAGCGGCTTGTATTGACTCCGGTGGACATTATACCCAATCTGTTTATGCGTTTTGCCGCTCAAGAGAAGGCCGCAGAGTGTTTGCGATCAAGGGAATGGGGCAGGAGGGCAGACCAATCGTAGGCAAACCTTCAAGAAACAATATTGGCAAGGTGAGGCTTTACCCAATCGGGACATTTTCAGCGAAAGAACAGATTTTTGCTCAGTTACGCATTGAAGAAAAAGGCGCTGGTTTTTGCCATTTCCCAATGAGCCGTGATCGAAGTTATTTTCTCGAACTTTTGAGCGAGCGATTGGCAACGAAGCACTCGAAAGGCTACGCAAAACGCGAATGGATCAAAACCAGAGATAGAAATGAGGCGTTAGACTGTCGAGTTTACGCACTTTCAGCCTTGGCGATTCTCAATGTCAAAAACTTGGACAAGCTGACGAATAAAATCAACGAAATCGAAGAACCGCCACCTCCTGCATTGGAAGTGGACAGCCCACCAATGCGAAGAAACCGCCTTCGTATGCCGCGACGATCTTGGATTCAAGGATTTTAAATGAGAAGAATTCACAGAAATCCCTACCTCACCCCAAAAGAACTTGCTGCTGTTCTCGACATTAGTCAGCGCACGGCATATCGCTTTTGCGAATCCGGCAGAGTCCCAGCGTACAAAGTGGGCGGAAGCTGGCGAATTGAAAGCCGAAGTAATTATTTAGATAATTTTACGAGTCTAACTTAAAAATAAAAAAAAATCTGCATTGTGTGCTTTTTTTTGTTGACTTATACACGCAAAGCGTTCATACTAGATTCAACAGTTCAGCAATGACGCTGAATCTGAATCAGACACTAGAGAGGACGCTAAAATGCAAATAAAAATTACAGTCGAGATTGATGAAGAAGCATATGCAGAGGAGTATGGGCTTCTTCCTGATCAGGTGAAGGCTGATGCTCAGGTTCATCTCAAGGATTTACTGGAAGACAAGCTGATTCAACTTCACTATGCTTCCAAGAAACTAATGAAAGAGCATTATAAACAATACAGTCCCCAAGTGGAGGAAGTATGATTAAGTTTGATAAAAACAAAAAATTTCATTCAGCAAAGAATGAACGACAGCACTCATGGGTTTTACATGTTCAGAAACGGAGGCATGAAACATTGCTAGATCATCCTCTAACAACAGCAGAATGTGATTACATAAAAAACTACATGAGGACACACATGGGAACGACTCATCAGTCTTTGCTGTTTACGGCCTTGGACAGTGTCGCTTGTATCAGAAGAGGGCTAGGTCGTTTATGACCAGCATCGAATTCAGAAAGGCTCGACAAGAGTTGGGCCTGTCAATGGTACAAGCATCCAAAAAATGCGGTGTTTCCTACCGAACTTGGCAAGATTGGGAAACTGGCAAACGCCGGCTTCCCAGCTATGCCAAGGTTTTTCTTTTTTACCTCCGGCATAGTTGATTCATATTTTGCCAATTTTGCCAATTTTGCCAATTTTGCCCACAGTTCTTTGCTTTTGCGCTAAATCTAGCGCATGGCAATTGATTTATTCGATAGAGACAACTACCCCACAGTAGAACCCGAGACCTTAATCGCTGGTGCTTTCTGGACATGGAGGCGCGACGATCTAGCCACGCCTTATCCGGTTGGTTCTTACTCTCTCCATTATCACGCTCGCGTTCATGGTGGCGGACAGGAAATTACATTTTCCGCAACAGAAGCCGATTCCACCTATTTTATCGAAGTTCCCTCCACAACTACTGCTGACTACCCATTAGGCCATTTACATTGGCAAGCTTGGATTGTTCGCTCATCTGATTCTGAGCAGATTTCTGTTTCAGAAGGTGTTTGGGACATCATTGGCGATTACGACTCTAACCAGAGTGATCCGCGTTCAACCGCTGATTTAATGGTTACCTACCTTGAGGCAACGCTCAAAGAACTCGCCCAAAAACATGCGAGCCAGTACGCCATTGCAGACCGAAACATGATCTATGCGGACATGGTCAAAACTCGCCAGGAATTGAATTATTGGAAATCTGAGCTCAGAAAAGAAATCAAGGCAACGCGAAGAAAAGCAGGTAAGCCAACGGGTGATGTCATTGCCACTAGATTTGGAGGACTTGGCTAATGTGGCCCTTCAAAGGTGAAATTCCCGATTTAATCGGCAGAGAATCAAAGCCTCAAAGCAAAGCCGAAACCCCAAAGCGCAAACGCTCTTACTTGGGTAATCAAGTTTCCTCTCTGCTTTCTGATTTTCTTAGTCCTGCGACTTCTGCGGATACAGAAATCCGTGGCGCAATCCGTAGGCTAAGAGACAGAAGCCGACAGTTATCAAGAAATAATCCTTACGCAAAAAGAGCGCTTCAGGTTTACCGCACGATGATTGTTGGACATGAAGGGCTAACCTTTCAAAGTCGCGCCAGAAATCTTCCATTAGTCAACGGAAGGCCAGATCCAAACACGGCTCAAGGGCCATTAGACCAAGTTGGCAACGCCAGAATCGAAAGAGCCTGGAAAGAGTGGAGTCAACTGGGGAATTGCGAGGTTAGCGGAAAGCTTAGTTGGATTGACGTTCAGCAGTTAGTCATTGAAAGCGTTCAGCGAGACGGTGAAGTTCTAGTCAAGCTAGTCAGAGACAAAAGCCTTCCCTTTGGCTTTGGTCTTCAGGTCCTCGAAGGCGATTATCTCGACGAGCAATACGACACCACGCTTGCCAACGGAAACAGAATCATCATGGGGGTGGAACTCAACCGATTCCATCGACCTGTTGCGTATCACCTATTCGAAGGGCCAGACCATCCGCTGAATTACGGCACAGTTGGAAGCTACCACCACGGCATGAGGCGTGTTCGAATTCCGGCTGAAGAACTTTTGCACATTTACTTACCGGAAAGAAGCCAGCAAACCAGAGGCGTTCCAGCTTTTGCTTCAGTGATGGAATCCATGCACCAACTGCAAGGATACCTTCAGGCTGAAGTGGTTGCCGCAAGATTGGGCGCAGCAAAAATGGGCTTTCTTCAATCGCCAGAAGGTGACGGTTTCGATGGGGAAGACACGCTAGACGATTATCAGCCAGTAATGGACGCAAGCCCAGGCTCAATTCAGCAGCTTCCGGCTGGAATGTCTTTTTCAGCTTGGGATCCCACCCACCCAACGACTGCATTCCCAGACTTTCACTCTGCTGTTTTACGCTCAATCGCTTCCGGCTTGGGCATTAGCTATGCCGAACTTTCCAACGATTTGACAGGCGTCAATTATTCGAGCATTCGACAAGGCGCAATCAGTGAGCGTGATCATTACCGAATGCTTCAGAAGTTTCTGATTACTCATTTGGCAAAGCCCATCTATCGCGAGTGGCACAAAGTCCAAGTGCTGCGAGGGACATTCGATTGGAGCATGGAAAAGGCCGAATCGAAATTTATTCCAAGTGCTGAATTTAGAGGGCGAGGGTTCGCTTGGGTTGATCCTGCTAAAGAAATTTCAGCAGCCACGGCAGCGGTTCAGTCTGGGTTCATGTCTCTCTCTGACGTTCAACTTCAGTATGGGCGAGATCCTGAAGAAGTGTTTAGCCAGATTCAGCAAGACGTAGCAATGGCTGAACGTTACGGAATCGAAGTGGGACACTTTAAACCACTGGGGCCGAAGCAGCCGTTCTTCCTAGATTTGACACAAGTTGAAATCGCTGAAAACGAGCAAGAGGCACCGGATGAGTGAGGGACATAAGCCCACGCAAGGCATGGTGGAAGAAGCCAAAAAGGGATTGGCATGGCGGAAAGAATTTGGGCGAGGCGGAACACTCATTGGAGTTGCCAGAGCCAGAGATATTGTCAACGAAAAGAATCTCTCATTGGATACCGTCAAAAGAATGAAAAGTTTTTTTGCTCGCCATGAAGTGGACAAAAAAGCTGAAGGTTATAGACCAGGAGAGAAAGGTTATCCAAGCAACGGACGTATTGCAAACGCTCTTTGGGGTGGAGACGCTGGAAAAACTTGGGCAAACAAGATCGTTGAGCAAGCCAACAACGAAGAAAAGGTACGTATGGAAGCAAAAGATTTAGCCACTCGACACGTCTTGGAAGTCGAAGAAACAGAAAACGAGTATATCGTCGCCTTTGCGAAGGCCAAAGCCGAGGAAGTCGCAGAAGAGCTTGAAGCTGAAATTGCGGAAGAAGAACGAAAAGGCACAGTTGAACCTCTCAGCTTTCGAGTGGGCGAGATTGAGCGCGGCTGGAGTTATGACAAAGAGAAAGACGATAGAAGAGTCAGACTAGCTTGGTCTTCACAATCCCCAGTTGAAAGGGAATTTGGCTATGAGGTTTTAGGCCACAGCGAAGACGAGATCGATTTGAGTTTTGCGAGAAGCGGCAGAATGCCTCTTCTTTTAGATCACGATATGCGCCAACAGATTGGCGTTGTCGAAAAAGTAGACCTGGATAGCACGGCTGGAATAGCACGGGCGACAGTACGATTCGGAAGAAGCGCACTGGCTGAAGAGGTCTTCGCGGATGTTGTAGATGGCATTCGCTCAAATGTTTCTGTGGGGTATTCAGTCAAAGGGATGACACCTACTGAAGAGGAAATCGACGGTAGAGGAATCTTTCGAGTGAATTCTTGGTATCCGCAGGAAATTTCAATCGTCAGCGTTCCAGCCGATAAAGGTGTGGGCGTAGGAAGAAGTGTTTTACCTACAAAAAAGGAAGAAAAAATGGAAATGGAAGGCGTAAACGTGCAGGTAACTAATGAACCTGTCCCAGTGATTGACGAAAAATCAGTTCGCCAGCAAATGCTGAACGAGCAAAACAAAATCCGCTCACTGGCAGAAGGATTCGGAAAATCTGACTTCGCAGAAAGAGCCATTCGAGAAGGCAAACCCTATCTTCAATTCGCTGAAGAACTGAGCGACGAAGTCCGCACAAATCCTCATGTTGTGCAGCCGGAACTGACGAAGAAAGAAAAGCAAAACTATTCTCTTGTTCGGGCAATCCAAGCCGCAGCAAATAACGATTGGAGCAACGCAGGATTTGAGCGTGAGATTTCACGCGAAATCGCGAGCCGAACCGGAAAAGAGCCGCGAGGCTTCTACATTCCAGACCACGGCTTCCAAAGCAGAACACTAACCGGAGTAACAGGTTCAAGCGGTTCTGGTTTTGGTGATAAAGCGGTAGCGGACAACTTCCTAGCAGACCGTTTCATTGATGCGTTGATTTCAACCTCAATTATGGGACAAGTTGGCGCAACTCGCTTTGAGGGTTTGGTTGGTGATGTTCAAATCCCTAAGTTTTCAGCGAATGCCTCTGTGACCTTCCAAGCAGAAACTGGAAGCGTCGCAAATGGCGAGCCGGATTTTGGACAAATTACAATGTCGCCAAAAACCGCAGCAAACAAAATCCAGATTAGCCGACAACTTCTGCACCAAGGCTTGAACGGCAACATTGAGCAGACTTTGCGTGATCACATGATCCGCTTGTTTGCGGCAAAATTGGATAATGTCGCAATCAAAGGTGGCGGTTCTAATGAACCTACCGGAGTTCTGGGAACTACCGGAATCGGTGACGTTGACTCCGCTGGAACCTCTGGAAATGCTGCGCTGACGTATGGCAACTGCGTTGACATCTGGAGCGAAGTCGCAGCCGATAATGCTCTGCTTGGTAGCCTCTACTGGGTGACTCATCCGCGAGTGGTTGGGAAGCTCATGCAGACACTGGTGGCAAGTTCAACCGATTCCAGAATGATCATGATGGACACTGATTCATTGTTGGGCTATCCGGTTGTTCAGACAACCCAAGCGCCAAGTTCAGCGCCATATGCCTTGCTATTCGGTAATTTCACCGATCTTTATTTAGGCTTCTTTGGTGCGCTGGATGTTCTGGTTGATCCCTACGGAGCAGCCGGAAACTCAACGGTCAACCTCTACTTCTATCAAATGATGGACGTTGCGGTAGCGAGACCAGAATCCTTCTCAGCAGCACAGGATGTGACTGTCTGAGTGATTCACCTAGATGAACTGAAAAATTGGTGTAGAGGGGAAACTGCACTTTTGATTTGCGGAAGCCCTACTGCACCATCTGACGTTCGTCGAAGTAACTGGGAGAGCGCACATTGGATTTCGGTAAATCAACATGCTGCGCTCTTGCCCGACTTGGCTTGGGCGTATGCCCACGATCCAAGCATGGTTCAGTTTTTGAGAGAAGACATTGGAATTCAATGCCCGATAGTCTCACCACAGTTTAAGGATTTAAAAAAAGGCGACATTTACGCTGGGATTTGTCCTTGGGTTCAACTCAGCGGCCCAGAAGCGCTCTGGACAGCGGACTACATGGGCTACAAAGAAATTTGGTTATGTGGCGTTGACAACTACGAAAACACAAGGCGCGACTACTGGCATCAGTATGTCAGGCCAGAAAATGACCAAGTCTTCAAAGGCAAACGAAACCCAAGGAAATCAGCCTGGGGTGAAATCATTCAGAAACTAAGAAATCCAAAACGAGTGAAGACTTTTAATCCAGAACTAAACGAATTGCTGAAGGCGATAAAATGAAGGTTCAAATCATTCGCTCAACAGTAGCAGATGGGCAGGTAGTCAAAGCCGGACAGATTGTCTCTGTGACGGTGGATGCAGCTCGCGAAATCATGCGATTAGGCAAGGCGATTCCCTACGAAGAGAAAGAGCCTCTGATTGATCGAAGCGTGGGGTTAACTAGTGAGAGTCAACCCAAATTAGTAAAGCGCAAGCCAGCCAGAAAACCGAAGAAGACTGAGCCAGATGATTGACATTGTCTGCATTTTATTTAAGCCGGAAGGAAAAGGATTACCCAAGTTTTCCCAAGGATATTCGGAAATCTGGGTGGACAAATTAGCGCAAGCGATTGCAAGGCATACGACACAAAAATACAGACTGATTTGCTTAGTTGATGAGTTTTACGAATTTCAAGAAGAGGTTGACCAAGTTCAGTTAGAAAAAATCGAATCCGGTTATGGGAACGTCATGGAAACATTCAGGCCGGACTTGGGAGAAAATCAGCGTTTTGTTCTTGGGCTGGACACGATTATTCGAGACAACATTGACGAGATTCTAGATTGGAGAGGCAAGGTTGGATTGCTGACAGATCCGAACTATCCAGACACGATCTGCAATGGGGTTGGAAGCTACTCCCCAGAATTCTGCGATTTCATTTTTTATGAGTGGCAACGGAAAGAAAAATACGGTGAGCGGATACTTTATAACGGAAGAATCTCAGAAATGCAGTTCCTGAGATTACTAGCCAATGACGCAACGCGACTGAATGAGGTTTTTCCTAACCAGATTCAGTCCTACAAATGCCACTGGTTGAAAGAGCCGCAAAAACGAGAAGAAGCCAGCATTGTCTACTTTCATGGAAACCCAAAACCGCCTTTTGTTCACACAGACTTACTCGCTGAGTGGTAGTGCAAATCGATAAAACGGCAATCATTGAGGGAAATGTCCACTTTGGCAAAAACGTTTTTATTGGCCCTTACACAATCATCTACGGGCCTGCTGAGATTGGAGACAACGTCAAAATTCACGGGCATGTTTCAATCGGAGACATGCCACAGCACAGGACAAGGCCAAAGTTGTGTGGGGTTGAGATTGGCGACAATACAACAATTCGAGAATTTGCAACGATTCATGCTGGGACTGAAAACAAAACCAGAATTGGCAAAGATTGTTACCTCATGAATTACTCGCACGTTAGCCATGATTCGGTAGTCGAAGATAACGTGACGCTCGCCAATTCCGTTCAGCTAGGTGGGCATAGCTACGTCATGCGAGGCGCAACGATAGGACTAGGCGCAACGATTCACCAATATTCGCTGATTGGAAGCTTTTCCATGATTGGTATGAATTCAGTGGTTGGAGTGAAATGTAGAATAACGCCTGGAAAAATCTTTGCCGGAAATCCAGCCAGAAGTGCTGGTGAGAATGTGATTGGCTTGAGTCGCAACAAGGTATCCAACGAATACCTCATCAAAGAAACTGAACGTTTTTGGTACATACTAGATGGCGATTGAAACCGAAGCAGACCGCGCGATTTATCTCGACACCGCAGATTTTGGAGTCACTGTCACCAAAGCAGACGCAACCACTTTTTCAGGCATTTGGGATTTGCGATTTACCTTGATTCAACCGAATGGGCTAACGATTGGGCTTGAGTCGGCAGAACCGCGATTAATGGCAAGAACCTCTGACGTTTCCAGCTTGGCGCATGGTGACAGCTTAACCATTCAGTCAATCGGCTATGTCGTGCGAGGCATTGAGCCAGATAATCTGGGAATGACAACTTTGGTGATGGAGCGCAGTTAATGGCTCATGCTCGCCAAACGATTAGAGAAGCGGTTGCTACCACACTGACCGGACTTTCGACCACAGCCAGCAGAGTTTATCAAACGAGGTTTCATAGGCTGGCCCAGACTGATTTGCCGTGCTTGCTGATCTACACACTCGCAGAAACGGTTGAACGGTCTGCAATGACGGATGGAAAGAGCCTCGTCAGAAATCTAAGCTTACGAGTGGAAGGCGTTGCCGAAGCAACCAGCAATTTAGACGATACGCTTGACAACATAGGCGCAGAAGTCGAAGCGGCTTTGAATGAAACAAGTCCTGCGAGTGTCGAAGAATTACTTTTACAGAATGTAGAAATCAACATTTCGACAGAAGGCGAAAAGCCCACAGGAATGATTGCAATGGACTACTTGATTACCTATCGCCAGACGAGCGGAACACCGAGTGAAATTCTATGAAAATTATTCGAGGCAGAGAAAAAAAAGTAATTGAAGAGTCGCAATTTCAAGAGTTTAAGGCGGACGGATGGAAAGCCTTAAAGCCGGAAGAATCACCGGCAATTTCTAACAGCCTACAAGGAGAATCCAAATGGCAGTTACAAAGGGAAGTGCCGGAGTCATCAAATCCGGTGCAACAACAATCGGAGAAGTCAAAAGCTACTCAATCGATCAAACCGCCAACACCATCGACACCACGCAACTGAGCGATTCAGCCCAGACCTTTGTTGCTGGCCTGACTTCATTTTCTGGCAGTTGTGACGTCTTTTGGGATCCAGATGACACGGGCCAAAGCTCAGTGGGCGTAGGTTCTAGTGTCACGCTGAATCTTTATCCAGAAGGGACTGCGACGAGCTCAACTTACTATTCCGGTTCGGTTGTGATTACCGGAGTGTCTCGAAGTGGGGCGATTGACGGAACTGTTGACGCCACAATTAGCTTCCAAGGAAGCGGAGCATTAGCAGAAACCACAGCCTAAAAATAAATGACGGATATTTTATCACGAGCAAAAGCTCATTATCGCGACAGGCTTTCAGCGCCTTTACAATATGTTGAGGTTCCTGAATGGCCTGATGAAAAAGGCGATCCTACAAAAATCTACTATCGCTCATCAATGACGTTGAGCGAACAACAGGAGATTCTGGCGCTAAACCAAGCTGGTAAAGTGGGTGAAGCCTTGATTGCAACTTTGATTGCAAAAGCGCTTGACGAAGATGGCAAAAAACTCTTCAAGTTAGTCAATCGTCAAGAATTCATGCGACAGGTTGACTCTGAGGTTATCGCTCAGATTGTCAGCCAAATGAACCAGGACGAAGGACTAACGGACGAGCAGATTGAAAAAAACTGAGAGAGTCACCCGACCTGTTTATCGCGTTTCAACTTGCGGAAACACTTCACCAACCAATTCGGGAAGTCATGAGTTGGTCGGTGGATGAAATTAGAGGTTGGGTGGCGTACTTTACGATTCAGGCAGAAAAGCGAAAATCTAAGTAATGGCGAATAACACCACGATCACCATTTCAGCCGTAGATAAAACCCAAGCGGCTTTTAATTCGGTTGATCGTTCGCTGAAAAAACTTCAAAGCACTTCATCCGCAGTCGCTCGCTCAGTGGGTGGCCTGACAACTGCGCTAAATGCCGCAATCGCGGCTTTTGCCATTGATAAGCTGATTAAGTTTAGCGATGCAGCCGCAAACATTGACTCTCGCCTTAAGCTAGTCACCTCTTCAACGCAAGAACTTACCAGAGCGCAATCGGCCCTATTCAAAATTGCCCAATCCACCGGAAATTCGTTCGAGTCAACGGTTGATCTCTACTCTCGCCTCGCTCGCGCTACTGCTTCACTGGGAACCACAAATACTGATTTAGAACAAGTCACCAAGGCTCTTTCTCAAGCGATTACGATTTCTGGTTCATCCGCTGCGAGCGCTGAAGCGGCAATGATTCAGCTTGGGCAAGGCTTTGCGGCTGGTGCTTTGCGTGGTGAAGAATTGAATTCTGTTTTGGAACAAACGCCAAGAGTTGCGCGAGCCATTGCGGACGGTTTGGGAATCACGGTTGGACAACTCAAAGAATATGGCAAAGAAGGCAAATTAACCGCTGAAGCTGTATTTAATGCGCTCAAGTCACAGTCGGACGTCTTAGAGCAGGAGTTTGGGAAAACCAACCAAACGATTGCTCAAAGCTTTACCATTGTTTCAAATTCAGCGGTTCGCTTGGCTGGGGTTATCAACGAAGTGACAGGCGCAAACTCTTCGCTAGGTGGGGTTCTGCGTGACGTTTCATCAGCGCTGGATGATATTCTTAGAGCAGACATTGCCTTCTATTTCGAGAATCTTTCGGCGATTGTTTCCGCTCTAATCGCGCCTTTTACGAATGTAATCGACAAGATTGGCGAAATGATAGGCGAAGGCGATTCAGTGATAGGATTCGCCAAGGTTTTTGCCGCAGTGAGATTAGCGGTTGAACTTCTTTCGGCTTCGCTGATTTTCCTCACAGATTTGATTTCTGGTTCTGTGATTGGCGTTGCCTTCCGAGCGCTTCAGGTGACGTTCAAAACCATTGTTTTGGACATTACGAATTTAATCGACAAAGTCATGCTTCTGGATG